TACCGGCAGTTGTAACACCATACTGTGCGCCGATTGTAGCGGAGCGATAGATGGTGCGGATAACTTCACGGTTGATTTCAGCTAGAATTTCAGTTGAAAGGATATTGGCAAGTTCTGTCTCTGCGTCAAGACCGTGGATTGCCTTTAGGTCCTGTGCAAGTTCAGTGGTGTATTCTGCCTTTAGCGCACGGCTACGAGCAGTAACAGTTACCTTGTCAATGTTAAATGCCATTTCAGCAAAAGCGTTAGAAGCGGCATCGCCTAGTGCTTCTGCCTGTGCTGTGGTCATACCACGGCCAACGCCGAAAGCAGTACCGTCGCCAGATAGATCGGCAACTGGGTTGGTGTTAGCAGAGTCACCGAATGAGGTGTTTGCCCATTCGACACCAGCTGCACCACCTGTGTTACCAGCAGCGTTCTTGGAAGAAAATGCGGTATTTGCTTCGAAGAATAGTGCTTCGTTAGTGGTGCCTGCACCCTGTGCCTGCTGTGCCTTATAACGTGAACGCATTGCGAAGATTAGGCCGGTTGGACCGGTCATTGGCTGAACGCCGCAAACGTCATAAGCGATTAGGTTTGGAAGGGCACGACGAACTAGAGAGATAAGAATTGGGTCGTATGAACCAATTGCTGTACCTGCACCTAGACCACCACCAGCGTTTGTTGGTGCTGCTTCGTTAAGTGTGCGGGATTCCTCAGCCATTGCCTTTTCCTGGTTTTCAAGGATAACGGCGGTGACTGCACGACGATATGAATCGCCAATCTTGTTGAGACCTGGGTGGTCGAGAACTGGGGACCACTTGTTCTCTAGGTTTTCTGTAAGATACATTTGTATTTCCTTCTTTCTTTTAACTATAGTTAATTATCTTGGAAGACTTCTACCAATAGCATTGACATACTTTGACATTGGACCGTTTAGGGATTCCTCAGTGAGGGCCTGTGGGTCGTCTGACATTTCTACTCTATCAAGAACGTTGTCGGTCTTGACTGCTGATGGGAAATAGTTTTCTCTTAGTGTTGAAATTTTTGTAATGAACTCGTCATCGTTGCTATATTCAACGCCCTCAACGAGAGACTTTAGTTTCTCGGCCTGGGTTGTTGTAAGACCTTCACAGACATAAGATGTCAATTCACTCTTGCGTGACTCAGAAATCATGCCGGTTAGGGCAACATTACGTTCGATTTCTTCGTTAAGCTTAGATTCAAGTTCCTCAACGGTCTGTGATAGTTCCTCAACTACGTTGACGGTATCTTCTGGAACGTCAATGTAGTGTTCTGCGAATAGGGCACGAAGGCCAGAAATGAAGTCCTCGGTTAGTTCGCTGCGTAGAGCGGACTCAACTGCTACCTCATTCTCCTCGATCCACTGTTCAACAACGTAGTTTAGATAGTTATCAACGTCTGCTGCTAGTTGTTCTTGGATCTCAGCAACTCTTTCCTCTAGTGTCTCGGCATATGCCTGCTCTAGTAGGGCAACTTCTTCTTCTAGCTTTGCCTTAACGGCTGCTTCGAAGATGGTTGTAGCCTTAGCATGGAACTCCTCAGAAAGGTTTTCACCTTCTAGTAGTGCGTTAACATGCTCGGACATATCAACCTGATAATCTTCAACTGCTGACTCTTCCTCTGAAACAAGTTCAAAGTTCTCGTCAATAGCAGCAAGGATTTCTTCTTCTGAAAGACCGGCTTCGATACCTTCTTCAATAAAGGCCTCTAGTTCCTCGGAGAGTTCGAACTCTTCCTCTTCCTTCATGCACTTGCCTTCGTCGCCATCTGGCTCCTCGTGCTTTTCTTCTTTTTCTTTTGCCTTCTTAGCGGCTTCCTTGATGATAGCAACACGCTCTGCAATAGCAGTTTCGTCTGCTTCTGCAACGATTGTATCGCCTTCAACTTCATCATCTTCGGATAGCTTCTTAGCAGGTTCAGCAGCAACATTGGCCTTAGCGGACTTAGAAGTGTCCTTACCAGTCTTACCTGCTGCCTTTGCACCAAGATTTTCCTTGGCGGTAGAGGTTGGTGTTGCTCCGCCTAGATCGTCAACGCCGCCGAAAGATGAAACATCTGGAGCACCTGCTGATGCTGGATGTCTGCCTTCGACTGCCTTTGAATTAGGGCGTAGTGTCTTAGCATTGCCTGTTGAAGCGGTAGATGGATCAACTGGATTTGGGTTAGAAATCTTACCAGGGGAAACCTCTGGATAAGCACCCTCTTCCAGGACCTTACCTTCTAAAACAGCCTTTGCTGCTTCTGTTAGTGATGCCATTTGGAATATACTCCTTTTCAGTATTACCGTTTATTTAGTATTTTTAAAGTTTTGAGATATAATTCTCGAAAATCTTTAAGGCCACTTCTTCGAGATCATGGCGAGAAGTTTCTTTAATGAGTTTTCTTGCATAGTCATTATTCTGTTCAGTCCACTGACCATTCAAGAATACCCACTCTTTACCTTCCATAATACCACGAACGAAAGCATCTGGTGCCGATGGGTCAGCCACAACATCTGCTGCTGTTGCTAACTTGTAGTCGTCTTGTACCTGCTGATAACCGTTGTATGGACGGAGAGACCCTACGCCTCTTGTCGATACACCGAGACTTGCACCACCATCTAATAAACTCTTAACGATCTTACCGTTTGGAGTATCTAAAATTTTTGCCTTACCAATAAAGTTATTACCGTCACGATGTAATGATGTAATAAGATGTGAAACTCTGTCTAGGTTGATTTGAGGATTCTCTGGGTGACCTAGTTCACCAAATGCTCTGTTCTTTGAAACATATTCACGATTATAGCGATCTGCTTCTCTTGAAAGCACACTAGCAGGATAAACACGACCATTACGGTTCTGCTTTTCAGCCTGCATAAAGATACCGGTGATAAAGTGGTTCTGACCACCCTTACCATCGGATTCTGTCAAATATTGAACGTCTAAAATTTCTTCGGTAATAAGTTTCATTGTTTCCTCTACCTATTAGGTATATTTAGTTAATTTTATTCCGTATCTTCACCAAGGGCATTCCAAACACCTTTAGCGAATGATTTAATCTTCTTACCTGTTTCGTAACCACTATACTCTTTTTTGAATCTTGACATAGCATCTGGATGATTATCTCTATGCAAAGCGTGTGCAACATCTTTGTCATGCTGATAGGCAGTCTCTCTATCTGGCGGAGCCTTTTTTGATCTGTCAATTTCACCAGACGAGAAAACTCTTGATCTTTCTCTGGCAACTTTTGCCTTGCGTCTTACATCTTCTGGAGGTAGTTCAACGGAAGGTGTCTTGCTGGTTTTCTTGGCAGCAGGTTCTTTCTCGGCATGAGTGTATGTCTTACCTGATTGTCCTGCTTCTTTTCTTCTTTCAGCGGCCTCTTTTCCTGCTTGAACTGCTTTTTTGGTTTCTTTCTCAATTTTCTGCTGAATTATAGTTGTTTCGTCAATCTTACCTGTCTTATGATAACGGGTAACGGCCTTGATAAACTCTAATGATTTGAGAGCAGGATGTGCCTTGAGGTATCCTCTTTCTTCTCTTTTCTTAATACCATGTCTAGTTAATCCACCTGATGCGGTCTTTTCGTGTTCGGGTGCTTGACTTTTTCCAGATGGAGTATCATGCATACCTAGTGATGGATGTTGCTTTCTATACTTGGTCCAATCTTTCTTGGTGTTTACACCGGCAAACTCACCTGGTTTACCTTTTACAGGTTTAACCACCTCTGTAATGTCCATAGAACGCTTGACCTCGTAGAGTTTCTTCTCTGCAATTTCAGACATGCGAGATTCAAAAATCTCATTCGCCTCTACATAGTTTTCGTTAAGAATGTTGTCTAGTAAATCTGACATTATGCTAGTCTCTGTGGATTGAATGAGGTTGGATCGGCGGTCTGGCCCTGATCATAATCACGACCATCTTTCTTGAGGTCAATGAATAGTGTCCAGGAATCGGTTGTGCCAGCGGTGCTTGTATAAACAATATCACCACTTGTATTGCCTGATAGAGGAATAGCAGCAGACAAACCTTCTGCATCAAAGTTATAATCAAACTGACCATCACCGAATGATACGATATAGTCGTTATTACCACCCCACTTTAGGATAACACTTTTACCTTGGGTCATCTGTCCCTGACCCCAAATTCTTTTGATTGTATGACGGTAAACGGATCTCTTATCTGCACCACCGGTAACAATCTGACCGTTTGTATTAAGAGCATATGCTAGGTTAGATACAACTAGTAGTGTATTAGAGTCACTACCACCTGTACCAACAATCTTGATTACTGCTCGACGGTTGCTATCTACTAATGTTTGTGTGGACAAAACTGTTGCCATTGTTAGTTCCTAATTGAGAAGTTTAATAGTTTCTTGAAGGACTCTAGGTCTTCGTTTAACATACCCTCAACAATCTTCTTGTTCTTGGTATTGACCGAATCATAAACTTCAAGTATTCTTTTAGCCATAGAGGTATTTAGTGTAACTGTCTTACCGTTGATGGTCATTTCATGTATAGAACCATTGGATTCAACCATGCTACGAATATCAGAAATCTTGTTTTCTTTTATAGGTGCTAAGGCACTTTGCTTCATTCTAGTTTTGTCAATAGGACTTTCATCCGACTTACTCTTCCAAGAACTCTTAATTTTTGCTAGGCCTTTTGTCTTTTGAAAAGGTTCGTTATGTAGTTTTGTTGTCTTTTCTTGTTCGTCGTCACCTTTTTCGTCATCATCTTTCTTGGATCCGCTTCCGCCGATAACATTTTTACCAAATGCTGTTACTGCGCCCCTGACACCACCGGTTACATATCCACGAACAACATCACCAATCATACCTTCGTCAACTTCTTGTGCCTTGGACTTATTGTATGCAGACTTAGCACCCTTATAAGCACCGTGAGCAGCACCGACAACTGTGCCTGCGGTTGCACCTGGTAGATGGCCAACGGCAGTACCTACAGCAAATCCTTTAACAGCGCCTGCGGCAGCACCTTTTAGGCCACCCTTTACTGCATCCCACTTAGCACCTTCTGCTAGATCAAGTTCTTCTAGTGTATCATAAACAGATGACTCACTTAGATTCAGGTTACCACCTGGACCAAATGGTATTGATAGATACTTGTTTAGTGTCTTAGAATAGTAAAGTGCTACTACCTGACCTTTAGGATAGGATCTAAATGATACCCTTCTAAAGACCAATAGTGAAGGCATTTCCCTAGAAGATGGAATAACATCTTTAGGTTTGAATGTATCCTCAAGCATAACCTCGGCATCTACTTGAGATACAAAATGATCTTCATATTCTTCACGGATTTGCTTGAGAGTTTTCATTATAGTTCCTTACTGTGCGAAATAGTTGGCAGCGATATCTTTCTTACGCTCTTCCAACTTTTCAATGGCCTTTTCCTGTAGAGCAACCATTAGGTTGTCCTTCATAGCAACAAGATTATCTTCCATGATATTCTCGATGGCTTCGTTAATTAGTTCGTTATCCATTTTAGTTTCCTCGTGAATTGTATGTGTTATGCCTGCGGCACCAGGAGCATACTTAGTATCTGGTTTATTTAGGTGCAAATGTGAACGAGTATCAAGATTACTAACATCTTGTTGTTCACGGAATGGAGTCTGTGTTTCATCCCAATCCTTATCTTGTGAACCTGCTTCTGATGTTAGTTTCTTGATAGCGGTTCTGATACCATGTTCTCTCTTGGCCCAGGTCTTGATATCTGGTTTTGAACCTTCAAGAGACTTCTTACGAGACTTAGAGGCTTTACCAATATATGATCCGTAAGTTTCATCCTTTAGTTCGTTGACAGGAACCTTAGCAGCACCTTGATACATATCTGGATGTAGTTTTCTTACACCAGTTTCGATACCTGTAATTCTGTTCTGTTCCTTGTTTCTGTTTCCTGCTAGTTCACCACTTGCTAGTTGTGTAGCGGCACCAGTAACATAACTAGAGACTGTGCCTGCTGACAACTCATTGATTACAGACTCCTCACAGTTCCAACGGCGTAGTGCCTTATTGATGCGTGAATCTGGATCTCTTGCTGTCTTAGCAGAGGTCAAACGCTTCTTCATTCCACCCATGCGTGAGCAGAATGACTTACGGCGTGATGCTCTCTTACCTGTTGGATTCTTCTCAGTAACGGCAGTCTTTAGATTAGAACCTGGATTCTCACGCTTATAGGCATCAACTGCTTTCTGTGATAGACCATCGGTCTTATCTTTACGATTCACTTTCTGCCAATCTTCCTGAACACTGGTCTGCTTTAGTTTAGAAGCAGCCTTGTATGGTTCACCACCAACGTTTGTCTGATATGATTTTGGTGCTTCGTCAGAACCACCCTGATAAGAGAATTTACCTGAACCACCACCTGCTTCACCACGAGCAGCACTAAATGCCTGACCACGGGAGAAATATTGTGGTCTCTCTGGTGGAGTTGGTGCATTTACCTTTGGATTCTCTGGTGCTTTAGGTGGTTCGTATGACTTAGGTGTTAGTGCTTGCTTTTCATAATCACCAATAGAGCGGCCCTGTGACTTATATGACACACCCTTTGCAACGTCTGCCTGTCTCTGGAACTCTGATTTCTTTTCACCAGCAGGAGTTGGTGACATAACGGCCGCAGCGGCAGTAGCAGCAGGACCACCGGCGACTCTAGCAATACCACCAGCAATCTTAGCAGCGGTTGGTGCTGCTTTTGTAACTGCCTGTGCTGCTGCACGACCAGCATCGGTCATACCTTTAACAACGGTACTTGTCTGTTTAGATGCACCCATTGCCTTACCGACATTCATCGAACGACTCTGGGAGTTTGGTGAGAATGATGATGACCCAGATGTGCTGGTTGGTTTCATCTGTCCGCCGGCACCCTGTGTAGTTGGTGCGTTCTTAACACTACGCATGAATCTTGTAGGAACATTAGTGGTGCTTGGTTTCATTTGTCCACCAGCACCTAGTGTGGCCCTTGCTGAACCTGTTCCTGAACGATACTCTGCACCTTTAACGTGTGCAGTTGAACCTCTGAGATTTACACGGCTGCGTGATGGTTTTGCAGACTGTTGATAACCAGACTGTGCAGTATCCATATGTTGGGTTGCTGCTACTGTGACAGCATCTTCGGATACAGTAGTATCACTATTCTTTTTAACAAGTCTTACTCTACCACCTTGCTTTGACTTATCATAGGTATCACCTGTGCCTGGTTCATTGCTCTCTGGTTTTTCTTTAGTCTTTGTACCATAAACTTTTCTTCTTCTTTTATCGCCGGCCCAATCATAAGGAAGTCCGAATCCAATGCTTCCTTCTTGATAGATACCACGTTCTGCGGTTTCTGGATACTTGTTTTCTTCGTATGTTGGACGTTCTGTATAACGAGTAGCAGAAGAACCTTGCTCCGAAACTGGAACACAATTAGGAACCTTGCGTACACCTTTCTTCTTCATACCTACCATTTCGTATCCTTTCCAACATGGGTTGCCTTCGACCTGGACATCTTTTCTTAAAGAACGGGTATCTGAAATACCAACATAAGCATTTGGTTCTCCTGATCCGCCTAGTTCGTTTAGTGTTTGTTCGTTCATAAAGTTAGAAGCAGTTTTGATCTTGGTTGGATCAAAGAAGTTATAACCTAATGACTTATTGTGTAGATCAGTATGATCTTTCTTGATCCACTCTAACTTATTACCATTCTCGTCGTTATAGGACATGGCATTAGTATTGATATAACTATTAACTCCACCAACGGCTGGATCACCAGAAACATATCCTAAACCTCTAACATCGCCTGCAAGAGTTTCTTCTTCAATCTTGGCAAGTAGTGTATAGTAATTTAACTTTTCACCAAGATGGTCTAGAGCAATCTCTCTCGCAATCTTAGGATTGTTGGTATGTTCTTTCTCGGTCTTAATGCCTTTAAGCAACTGTTTCTTGACTTCAAGAACGGACACGCCATACTTTTTAGCCAATTCATTAACAGTTGGTGTTGGTTTGTTAAGTAGTTTACTCATAGATTTTTACTAACCTTCCATGATCTGCAACGTGGGTTATTTGACCATCAGAGTTAATATACTTGTTATTACCAGCATATAGTAACCCTAGGTCTTTTGCTTCTTCTGAAATGGTTTTCTTCTTAGCAGGTTTCTTTGCTGCTGGTTTAGCAGGCCCGGCGGATTTCTTGGACTTGGTCTTTTCAAGTTCGATCTTCTTATCCATCATTGCGGACTCGTGATCTTTATTGGCCTGTTCCTTCTTAGCAGCATCAGGGTTTATCTTGCCGACTTCCTTCTGGATGTGGGCCTGAGCGATTTGTTGCTGGGCATCAAAGGCAATCTGATTCTGCATATCCTGTGCTTGCTGATCCTGCTGCATCTGCATATCATTGGCCATCTGCTGTTGTTGCATCTGTGCCATTGCAGCATTTTCTTCTTCCATCTGGGCATTCATTTCTTCGATTTCTTCATCGGTCTGCTTAAGGACATTCTTACGAACCCAAATAGCAGGAACATACTTACCAACAAATGGATCAATCTGTGCTACAATCTGTAGACGATTCATTAGCAACTCTGATTCTTTTAGTTCATCAAAGTTATTATCTTTCTTGAAGTCGTACCAGATATCTTCTTTAAACTCTTTCCATTCTTCGTCGGTACATACCTTCTTGGCAACCAATTGGACTCTTAGTAGGTCATCGAATAGAATAGAGAACTTATTACGGAGTCTCTGAATAAACTTAGAGAACTTGATTTCGTCTCTGGATATTTCAGTAGAACGACCTAGAGAGAACCCCTGTTGTGGTTCCATGCGTCCAATAGGAACGTTCAATGAACGATATAGTTTTGACTGGAAATACTTAACGTCTTCCAACTCACCAAGGTTACGAGCACCTTCTAGTGTGGATATTTCTGTACCTTTAGAACCTTCACGGCGTGGTAGCCAGAAGTCCTCTAGCATTGATAGATGTTTGCGGTCGTCTTTGATTTCACCAGTATTGGAATCGTAAACCAACTTGTTACGATACTTGACCATGATATCACGGACATACTGTTCCGCTTTAACTGTAGGCATATTACCAACGTCGATATAGAACACACGACGCTCTGGTGCACGAGATAGACGGTAGATAACGGTGGCATCTTCAACCATTCTTAGATTGTTGAATGGTTTAATGGCCTTGTGTAGATAAGATAGAACCATTGACTGTTTTGGATCCATTAGACCCGAGTTAACATTGACAATGGAATCTGGAGCAATCTTGGAACCTAGGTTAGTACCTGATCCAATCATACCCTTTTCGTTATAGAGATAGTATTCAATCTGTCTGCGGATTAGTTCGATACCGGTTTGTGGATCACGCATCTTTTGGATTTCACGGATCTTTCTAATGCGACGTGGATCGATATACTTTAATTCTTGAATACCTGCTTCTGTGTTTGTTTCGTCAACTACAATATGGTAGAACAATCTTCCATCAACGTAGTAACGGCGAAAGATATCATGGCCCATATTGTTAAAGTTAAGTAGTTTTAGAACTAGATTAAACTCGTCCTCAATTCTTCTCTTAATAGCAGCAGGGACTTTGAGTTCATCCATATTAATTTCTATGCATTGACCGCCATCTTCAATAACGATGGCCTCGTTTACGATTTCGTCAATAGCGGTTTCAACTTCGGGTTGAATAGAGAGTTCACGATACTTGGTGATAAGTTGTGTTTCGTTACGGAAGGTACCATCAAGGTCTACATATGTACCATAATAACCTGCACCAGCAACCGTTACCGCCCCGTCATCATTCTGAGGCAGTGTAAAGGTTTTATTCTTTGGTTCTATTAGTTGTTGGTCCTCAACCTTCTTGGGTGAGCCAATCTCGATTCCGAAAAGTTTTATGGTCGTTACTCCCTATACATGATGTAGTCCCGTGGAGATTTCTCTCCACGGGTTATATTTATTCTACAAATTAAACAGCAGCACCAACAGTGTCGGTGGTTGGAATTGGGAAGATACATTCCCACCACTGATAGGCTAGTGTTACTGTAAATTCTTCGATTCTGTCACCTTCTGACCAATCAAGGTCGATTGCTGCAACGTCTGTTGGGAAAGCACCAACAATACGATACTGCTTGATCATATCACCAGTCTTACCAAACTGTGTAACCCAAGCATCTGCCTGATATAGGTTAGATGTTGCTAGTGCAGGGTTACGAAGGTTACCAACGTGTGAGTTAAGACCTGATAGCCACAACTCTAGGTTGTTGCGAATTAGGAA